TCAGGCCGTGGTGGTGCCATCGTCCGGCGGCAGCGGCGCGAGAAATTGGTCCGTCGCTGCGTTGATCTGCGCCAGCGCGGCGTCGATCTCCTCCTGCGTGGCGTTGGTCCCGGCCAGCAGTCCGGCCAGCGCCCGCACATAAGGCGCCGACGACACGACGCCTTGCTGGATGGCGGGCGCCACGCGGATGATGCCGCTCACGATCGCTTCGGCAACCGCGATTCCGGCGGTGATGTCTGCTGCGCTCACCATGTCACTGCGCTCCTTCGGCCAGAATGTCCTGCACGTCGATCAAAGCGGTCCGCGCAGCGCCGACCACGTTGGTGATGTCGATGCCGGGATAGGTCCTTGCGAACGTCACCATGCGGTTCACCGCCAGCCGTGCCCGCGCCATCGCGGCCTGCAGCCGGACGATGACGGAGCGGCGCGCGCAGATGTTGGTGGAGCTTGGCGCGGTGCCGGTCCGGCACAATGGCAGCGCCTTGTAGGCATTGGCGGCGCTCACCGCGACGCCGTAGGCATTCTCGATACCGTAGATGGTGTTGAGCGTGACCGCATTCGCCAGATTGAGCGAGGGCAACGCCGCCGTCTGGCAGCCGGCCAACACGAGGCCGAGCGCCAGCGCGGCGCAAGCCATGAGCTTTCGCATGATGTCTCCCCGAATGGATGTGATGGAAAAGTGCTAGCGGCTGACGATGCCAGTGGCCGAACTGACGGTCGGCACGTCGGAACGCGCCGCGACTTGCGCGGTTGTCGCGCGGGTACCGTATTTCACGTAGATGCCCCAGGCTGCGGTAAACAAGGTGCCGAGCGCGCCGATGATCGCCGTCAATTCATCGCCGGTAAGCAGGCCGCGGTTGGTGAAGTAGCCGCCAATCGCAAGCAGCGCGTAGCGGACGGTCTGCCAGACCATCTCGGAGTTCATGGCAACTCTCCTTTCGAGCGAGGTTTATCGCGCCACAGCACGAGTGCTGCGGCAACTGGACACGCCTCAAAGGCGCAAAGACGTGAGACGGTGCGCGAGCCGATTCCGTGAATCGTATGGAGACGCAATGGAACGAGAAGACGACTGGAAAGTGCTGCTCGGTGTTGGCCTGTTCGCCATCACCCTTTTCATCTTCAGCATCGACGCGATGCAGAAGACCTATCGGCACAACCCGGCGGTGAAAGACATTTTCTCGGTGGCGGGAGGCGGCATGGGCACCGTCGCCACCCGGCCGAACGCCGACAACCACCGCTAGCGGGAACCGGGCTCCCGTCCGACGGGACTACGAAACACCCTCGCGAAGACATGAATTTTGGGCGCGTGACTTGCCCGATGCGGAGCCTGCACGCTATACGCCCCGCCATGTTCGGAACAAATCTCACCCAGACGGAGCGATACCTGGTCGGCATCGCCGCCGCATTGACCTTCGCGGTCTTTTACATCGTCGGCCTGCAACTTGGCGGGCACTGGTGATCAGGCCAAGACCTGTTCACGCGTTTTCTCACTTTCGGCAAGGCCGGCCTCGAACAATAGCGCCTCGCGCTCGCGGCGAAGCGCGACGCCGCGCAGCGCCGGCGCGGTCCACAGCCGTTTCATTTTGCGGATCTCGGCCGGAATCCGGTCAAAGACCTCGGCGGTCATGTGCGCCTTGATCGCGCGCATTTCCTGATAGCGCGCGCCCTGCTTCGAAAACGATGCCCCTCGATTGTAGACCAGCGACGTCAGGACGCCCCGGCAGGTCGGGGAAAGCAGATCGAAGTTCGGCAGCGCGTTGCGCGTCATCGCGAGATATTTCGGCAGCGATGTCTCGCAAAACACCGCGATCGCCGCGTCCCACTCGATCAGCACCAGCGGACGAACCTCGCCAAGCGCGCGCTGCGCCGCCGCACCGGTCAATCCGGCCACGCTCGCAAGCGCCTCAACCATCGCAGGCGCGATCTTGCCGCCCCAGTCCGCGCGAATCCTCGCCGCGTCGGAATAGCCGCTGTCATAGCCGATGCCGACCGTGATGCCGGACTGGCCGCCAGGCCGGATCGGGCGTCGATACATCCTCTCATATGCCGTCCTGCTCGTGATTTCCGAAGCAATGATCAGTTCGAATGCTTCCTGCGAGATGCCATGAAGATCGGACAACGCATCGCGCGCCGCCGGGGCAGCGTTGGGCATGCTAAACCTCCATAAGAAAAAAGCTGCCCGAAGGCGGCTTGTGAATTGTCATTGATTGGAGAACTCGGCCAACGCTAGAATCCAACATGTGGCAGATCGTTGGTTTTATTTTTTTGATACTTGTTATCGTGTTTCTAAATTTGAAAGAGCGCCGATCCTGCAAGGACGGCGGCTGGCATTCTCATGTCCCAGGAACGCAACGCAGATTTTTCAATAGAAAGTGGGAATACAGACCCGAAACAGAAGACGAATATGCGGATCATCAGTGGTAAAAAACGAGTCAAAGCCGAGCATTATCGTGCCGTCACGCTCACCCCATAGATCGGCACGACCTTGCCGTTCGCGGTCTTGATCCGAGCGGCGAAGGATGTGCCTGCGGTACAGGCTTGGTCGGCCGTCTCAACGACCTTGCGGCCTCCCTGGCTGTATGAGGTCACGACCGACAGCGGCGCTGTGGCCCAATTGGTACCGCCGTCACACGTCACCTCAGCCGTCAGGTCGGCGTTCAGCGCCGGCGCGCCCAAGTTGTCGAACTCCAGCAGAACGCGTGCGTTGCTCACATTAGCATCGGTCGTTTGCGACGCCGTCTCGAGTGTCATGCCATTGATCGTACCGGGATTGAAGAATTGCACCTCGGCCACGACCGACTGCGCAGACCCGGACCAAACCGTTTCGATCCAGACGTAATCCCAGGCCGTCGCTGAATTATTTGAACTGATTGTCTGCGGGTTTGCATTATCGACGTCAGTGATAGGCCCGACGCTTCCCAACAACGTCCCGTCACTTGACGACGACGGCGCGCTTCCGTTCTTCGCTCGAAGGTTGAGCGTGCTCGTGAGCCCCCCGCCCATATATCCCGTATCATTGGAACCCCACGTCCTGGCCTGCGCGATTTTCTGGGGTGCAGCGCTGTAGTTCTTCCCGATATATGACGGTCCTGGACCAGCGCTTGGAAGCACGGCGGATGACGCCGTTGGCTGTGAAATATTCCCGTCGAATGCAGCGGCCAGACCGCCATTGGCGGTGAGCGTTCCGATATTGGTTCCGGTTCCTTGAGAAATCTGGCTGGGGGCCGTCTGACTTGGCTGCACGTATCCGGACGTTGCGGCGGCGGACACATCGACATTTGACGACGCGCCTGCATTGATGCCGCGATCCGCGTCCGTCGATGCCTTGAAGCCCGTCGCCCATGAATTGATGACACGGCGTTGCGTACCAAGCTGCCTGGATTGATAGATGCGGTCGAGCAGCATATTGCGGCGGATATCGTCAGCCAGCGCAATCGTGCCGCTCGATGTGATGGTGCCGCCGGACAGGCCGGAACCGGCCGTCACACTGGTCATCGAGCCGGAGCCGCCTCCCCCCGTGCCGCCGCTGCGCGCGATTGCGAACCAGCGCGCGGCGGTGCCGTCATAGCGCAGCACCGCAGCATGCCTGGGTCCAAGGACAATGTCGCCGCCGAACGCGAAACGGTTCGCCGCTGTCGATGATGCGTCGTCCTCGCGCAGCGTGACGGTCTCGCTGCCGATATTGAGAACGGCCAGCACGCGGCCTTCGACGCCACCGGCCAGTCCGGAAATCACCCGGGCGGCATCGGTAGACAGTTGCAGCACCGAACAGGCCGACAGGCCGGCCGGATCGTAGTCATCCTGATCGGCCGTGATCGTGTCCGGCGAGACCACACCCGACAACGCAAGACCGCGCGGCAAGGTCAGGTTGCCGCTTGCCTGATCGATGACGAAGGCTTCCGTAAAGCTCGTGCCGTCATCCGACACCTTCAGCATGAAGGCATCGGAGCCGATGAGGCCGAATTCCGCGCGGCCGGAGAACGCATCGGAAAACACCACCGAAGCGACGTTGTCCGCTCTCTCCTTCGAGATCTGGATGCGCATGTCGCCGGTGCCGTCATCGGCCGCCTCGATCGCGCGAAACAGCGCGGCGTTGGAACAGACGCTGAGCCGGTTGTCATCGTCCGGCGTGGCGTTGATCCCAAGCTCCGCGATCGCGCCCAGCGTCCCCTCGCCGCCCGGCATGTTGCGCCATTTGCCGCCGTCGAACACCCGTTGCGTCCCGTCGGCCGTCGACCAGACACACCAGCCCATCTTCGGGATCAGGAAACGCCACGCGCCGTCTTCCCAACAGGCGACGGCATGAGTCTGCCCGCTCCATGCACCGCTCGCCCCGCTTGGCACGAGATAGCGCGCACCAGCCGCCGGCGTCTCCGGCGGCGTCGCCAGCGTGGTGTCCTCGACGCCGATCTGGATCGCAGCATCGAGAATCCGCAGCGCCTCGTTGTGGGTGACATGCTTCTGCGCCTGGCTGCCGTCGATGAACGGAAGCCCGAGATGGATTGTATCTGTCATGATCGCTCAGAGGGTGAGAGTGAATTCGGCGGGATGGCCCCGGCCGACTGTGCCGGAGAGTTGCGCCACGCGGATGTGGAGACGGCTCTGCGGCGCACCGAAATCGGCAAGCTCATCGGCATCCGCATAGAGCAGCGCCGGCACCGACGACGACAGCGTGCGCACCACCGACGATCCCGACAGGATATCGACCTGATACGCCTCGATGTCCTCGCCGAGCGGCACCTCGACGCCCCAGGCATCGCCGTCGCGGCGGGTCCGTCTGATCCACGCGACGCGGATGCCGCCCGCTTCGCGCGCGGCGCTCGCATGCACCGGCGACAGCGGCATCAGCGCGGTCGCCTGCGGCGTCAGCGTCATCGCCAGCGCGGATGGATCGTCATGGCCGCGCCCGGTCGCGACCATGCGCAGATCGATCGTGCGGTCGAGCGCGCCGAGCCCGCGTGCGATCGGAATGAGGTGATCGTCGAGCAGCACGAACGGCGCACCGGCCGGAAGCGGGCTCGCGATGGCGTATTCGCTGCCGCCCTGCCCGCGCAGCAGCCGGGAGATTTCATAGGTGCCGGCCTCCACCAGTTCGGCATTGGCGAATTGCAGCACCTCCCACGCGCCGTCCGCGTTCAGCACGGCGGCGGCGCTGGCGCCGTTGAGCACGCGCAGATCGCCGACCGATGTCAGCGCGCCGCCATAGAGCCGCACCCTTAGCTTGCCGGCGCGGTCCCAGCAGCCGCTCGGCCCCGCCGGCAGCGCATCGCGCGTCTCGCCGATGATCGCCGGCGCCAGCGCTACTGCCGCCCGCTCGAAGCTCAACCCGTCGCCGGAGCGCCACACCGTGATCGACCCCGGCCACGGATCGGCGAACACCGCAAGCCGCGTCAGAATCGGCGGATCGGACGCGTCGAGCGTCGGAAGATCGAGCGTCAGCGCCTGCACCGGGCCGAGCGCCGGCGGAATTTTCGGCGCGATCTGGCGCGGCAACAACAGCGGCACCGAAAAGATTTCCGGATCGATGCTGCGCGCCTTGACCTGCCGGCTTTCGGTATCGACCAGCTCGCCGATCTCGAACAGCCGGCGACGCTTCCCGATCGTCACCCCGACGACATCGCCGGCGCAGAGCGTGAGCCGGTTCATGCCGAGGGCAAACGTGACGCTCTCGCGTCCGGCCCACAGATCCTGCAGCCAGATATCGGCGCGCCGCTTGGCCGCGGCGTCATTCGTCACCACGGCGAGATCGGAATGCAGCGAACGGTTGCTGCCGCCGACCAGACGCCGCGAATTCACCGCCGAGCGGCGATAATCCGCCGCGCTGTCAGTGAAGCCGAAGCTCACCTCGCGCGGCAATTCGGTCTCCTGCCCGCGCGTGAGCTGCGCCGGCGCGCCCTTGTCCGGATCGACCAGATCGTCCTCGGCGATTTCCGCCACCGGCGCGCCGCCGCGCGGCACGAACGCCAGTTCACCGTCGATGGCGGCGGCGTCGAACGCATAGGCCATCGCCAGCGGCTCGATCATCGCGCGCGGCGTCATCGGCCGGTCGACGACATAACCGTCGCAACTGTCGCGCAGCGCGTCGGCGTTGGTGCCGGCGACCTCGGAATCCGCAAGCAGCGTACCGACCAGCGCATCGAGCGGCGCGGCGCCGAGCCGCCCGGTCAGCCAGTGTCCGGTCTGCCAGTTCGGCGCGTCGCTCCACACATCCCCTGCCGCCGGAAACACCGGATAAGGCCGCGCATCCCAGGTCCACAGATGAACCCCCGAGACGTCGACCATCCGCCCGCCATAGACCGGTGAGAGCGGATTGTGCGCGTCATCGCCGCCGAACTCCGGATCGAACGCGCCGATCATGGTTTCCAGATAGCGGCGCTGGATCAGATCGTCGCGCTCGCCGCTGGAAAAATACGGCAGATTGCCTTCGGACGATTTGGCGTCGGGAAAGACGCTCGGCTGGTTCGCGCCTTTATCGACCGCGGGGCACCCGATCTCGGTCAGCCAGATCGGCTTGCCGGCGGGCGTCCACGACGTCGCGGTGTCGCGCTCGACGCCATCGACGCGCTCGTGATGCGGATAGGCCCACCAGCTCCAGATATCCTTGGCGCGGAACGTCCACGGCTTGCCGAGACCATCGGTGATCGCGGCGCGGTCCTGCGCCACGCGCGCCGCATCGTCGGCGTAGTACCAGTCATAGGCCTCGCCGCCTTGCAGATTGCCGCGCAGATAGTCGCGGTCGTCGATCGACGCGGCGACCGCTTTGTCCAGATGGGCCGCGCCGTCGCGCCAGTCCGACAGCGGCGCGTAATAATCGATGCCCACGGCATCGATCGCAGGCGACGCCCACAATACATCGAGCGGAAAGCGCACCTCACTGGCATCATCCGTCACCACATGCGCGCCATACTCGGTCCAGTCCGCGCCGTAAGTGACAAGGGTGGATGCGCCCACGATAGCCTTGACGTCGACAGCGAGCGTCGCCAACGCCTGCACCGCCGGATAAACACCCGCACCGGAACGCACGCGCGTCAACGCCTTGAATTCCGAGCCGATCAGAAACGCATCGACCCCGCCGCAGGACACGGCAAGGCTCGCATAATGCAGAATCATCCGGCGATAGCTCCAGTCGCCCGGCCCGCTGCCGGAAAAGAACTGCGCCACCTGCGCCGCCGCCGCCGCGGTGCCATCGGGCGAGCCGGCCACACCCGGCGCGGGATCGCAGGTGATGCGCCCGCGCCAGGGAAACGCCGGCTGAGAAGCCGCGCCGGTCCACGGATCGGGCAACGCATTGCCGGGCGGAATATCCATCATCAGGAACGGATACAGCGTCACTTTGATACCGCGCGCTTTCAGCTCGGCGATCAGATGCCGCAGGCTGTCGTCGGACGGCGTGCCGCCGTAGGACGGAACGCCCGCGACCGTCGAAATCACGTAAGCGCCGGGACGTGTGACGCCCGCCACCGACCAGGTGCCGCCCGAGGTGATCTTGATCGCGTTGTCGACTCCGGGCCGCACCTTGCAATGACCGGCGCGCAGATCGGAGCCGAACCAGGCGACGACGATGGCGACGCGCTCGAGCGCCGGGCATGTCGCTTGCAGATCGTCGAGCGAAGCGAGGATGTTCGCCGCCGCGGTGGAGACATGGCGGTTCTCCGGCGCGGACTGACCAGGCCCAAGCACGCGCACCACCGCGTTGGTGTCATAACCGAACTCGGTGCCGCCGGGGATCAGCGTCACCGCGCGCGTCATGCGCTCCAGCCGGCCGATCGGCCGCACGATCTCGAACGAGAGCTGCGGAATCCGGTTACCGAAACCCGCAAGCGGCAGCCGCTCGAACACCACATACGCGGTGCCGCGATAGGCCGGCGCATTGGCGATGCCTTCCTTCGCCACGATCAGGTCGTCGGGCGACTGGTCCTCGCTGCCGCGATGAACGCGGATGGTGAGGCCCGAGACATCCAGCGGGTTGCCGTCGGCCCAGATGCGGCCGATATGGCCGATCTCGCCTTCGCACAGACCAACCGCGAAATTGGCGAAGTAGGAATAGGTCGTGGTTGTCGTCGTTGTCGTGGACGAGCTGCCGCCGCCGAGGCCGCCCTTGCCGCCCGCCGCACTGCTGGTCTCGGTGCGCGTGGAGACGACCTCTTCGAGCCGCGTCGCCCAGATCACCTGACCGGACAGCCGCGCCCGGCCATAGACGCGCGGGATCGGCGCGCCTTCGGTGGACGCCATCACATCGAGATCGGCAAGGCGCGGGCCTTCGACGCTGCGCGTCTTCGATGTCTTGAACAGCGAACGGTCGAGCATATTGCCGACCAGCGCGCCGGCGATCCGTCCGGCAATCGCGCCGGCCGGCCCGAACACTGCGCCGGCCGCGCCGCCCGCGACCGAGAGAACAAGTGCGGCCATCAGTCGATCACTCCGGGAAAACGGAAAGCATAAGCAAGCCGCCTGCGCCACCAGGGCGAGAGCGCCACCTCGCACACCGCCGCGCCGTCATGGGCGTGGATCATGGTGCCGTCACAGGTTGCGATCGCGGCATGCTTGGCGACGAAACCCTCGCGCCAGCGAAACAGCAGCACTTCGCCGCCGCTAATGGCATCAAATGCCACCGGCTCGAGGTGACGCAGCGCCGCATCGGCCAGCGTCTCCTCGCCGCGGGCCTCCGCCCAGTCCGGCGCGTAAGGCGGCGGCGTCTCCGGTTCGCGGCCGAGACAATTGCGATACACGCCGCGCACGAGGCCGAGGCAATCGCAGCCGACGCCCTTGCACGAGCCCTGATGGCGATAGCGCGTGCCGATCCAGCCGCGCGCTTCCGCGACAATCGCGGTGCGGGTAAGAGAAGGAGTCATAAAGTTTCCTGAGTGGAATTGAATCGTCATTGCGAGCGTAGCGAAGCAATCAGTTTTATCTCACGTCCGTATGGACTGGATTGCTTCGCCGCTTCGCGCCTCGCAATGACGGGGTAACCTCAGATGATCTGCTCTAAGCCATCGAGCCGCCGTCATTGGCAGCGCCGGCCTGCGGCGCGGCGACGACGAAGTCGTTGCCCGGAATCTGCGGAAAACCGCGAAAATTGATCGTGTTGGCGAAGCGATCGCGGCAGGTGACGAAACGCTTGTCGCAGCCTGCCGTCACCGTGAAGGTATCGCTGACGGCCATCGGCTCGCTCATCGCCTGCCACAGCGAGACCCGGACGCCGTCCGCCACAACACGATGCTCCATGATCTCGACCGCAACATCGGTATTGGCGCCGCTGTTCCAGATCAGACGCCCCGCCGTGAACAGCCCTTCGTCGAAATCATCGAGGCCCGACACGATCACCGCCGAGGTGGCGTCGATCCGTGTCACGCTGCCGGTGCCGCAAAATTCCGGCGCGGCGAGATCGACCCGGCAGCGCGTATCGCCCAGATCGACGCCGCAGCGCGCGGTGTAGAGCCGTCCGCTCTCCTGCGCCAGCGCATCGGCGAGACCGCGCAATTCGGCAGTAAACCCTTGCCCTTCACGCTTGACCTCGCCCAGCGTCGCACGCGCGATCAACACCTTCAACGTGACATCGCTCCAGTCCACCAGCCAGGTATCGATCCGCGCGGCGTCATAGCGCCCGGCGGCGAGGTCGGCCTCGGTCAGCGAGCTATCCGCCAGCGCGCCCGAAATCTCCGCGCCATCGACCGACAAATCAAACCGGCTGCTCGCCTCCGACGCGGTAAAGCCGGTGCCGGCACGGCAGAGGATGGCATCAATGGCGAGGTCCTCGTCATGATCGGTGAAACCCTGAACGACGCCGTCGCGCCGCGTCAGCGTCCAGCAATGCGCCAGCGTGGTGACGCCGCTGTCGAGCCGGTCCTGCAACGCGGGCGGAATCTGTCTCATGGCTTGATCTCCACCAGCGGGATTTTCGGAATCGCGCCGGCGCTGAACGCGGTGAGATCGACTTCGAGATAATCGGTATCGAACCGCACGGGCACATCGAACTGGAAGCCGGCGGTCACCGCCGCGCCGGGTGGCGGAATATGTCCGCCGGCAAAGGTGACGATCCCGCTCGCGGTGTCGCAGGTGAAATGATCGCTCGTCACCTCCGCACCCGCCACCGCGACGCGCACGCTGCCCGGCACCGGCTTTGCGATCTGCCGCGCATAGGGCGCATAAAGACCGCCATAGGATTTGATCAGCTGAAATGACGCCTGCTCGCCGTCGCCGGTGCCGATGGTCTGGTCGTGCGGCGTCAGCGCCCCCGCAGGTGCCGCCGAGGAATGATCGAGCCGGTCGCGCCAGCGGAAACCGTAAAGCTGGCCGCGCCGCTCCTCAAAGAACGCCACCACAGCCTGCAACGCGTCGAACGTCTTGACGCCATAGCCCGCATCGTAGCGGCGACGCGAATGCGCCCAGCGCGCGTTGCGCTGCTCGCGCCCCGAGCCGAAGGTGACGATCTCGGTGCGCCGCTCCGGCCCGCCCGCGCTCTTCATCGCGATATCGAGCGGGAAAAGAACTTCGTGAAAACTGATGGGCATGGGATATCCGATTGGAATAACGCAAGATCGCAACACCATTCGCCGTCATTGCGAGCGAAGCGAAGCAATCCAGTTCTGAGCCTGAACCTCATCCTGAGGAGCGCGCCACATAACCAGGTTGACGCAGGCAATGCCGACTATCGCGCGCGTCTCGAAGGATGAAGGCCAGAATGCCTTGAAACAGTGTGGCCTCATGGTTCGAGATGCGAGGCATGGCCTCGCTCCTCACCATGAGGAGTTGGATTGCTTTGTTGCGCTTGCAACGACGATCACAAACCGCGCTGGCCGCGCGCGACGGCGCGGGCGATCTGCCCGGTGACGTAGCTCTCCGAGCGGCGGAAGCTGTCGGCATCGGGCGTTGCGATCTGGATCGTGACGTTTGTACTGCCGCTCCCGCCTGCGGTAACGCCGAGCCGACCGTCCGCTCCGCGTTGCAAGGGCATGATCGCTTCCGGCCCCGCCTCGCCGGCAAGGCCGATACCGCCCTGCAACAGCGGAAAGTAAGTCGGCGTGCCGATCACTCCGCCTGAAGCGAACGGCTTCACCGCGCCAGTCGCGGCGGTCAAACCCGTCCCCACGCCACTCCCGGCGCCCATGAATCCGGAAAGAAGACTCTCGATTCCGCCAGTCAGACTGCGCTCCAGCGGCTTGAACGCCATCCGCACCGCAAGGTCGGACAGCCGCAGGGTCAGCGATTTCAGAACATCGTCGAACTGCTTGCCGCCGGTCACCGAGACGGCGAACGCCTGGGTCATCGCGCGCGAGAACGAACTTGCGCCAAGCTCGAGGTCGCGCGTGCGCAGCGTCAGGCCGTCGAGCGTGCGGGAGGCATCGTCGAAACTGTCGGAGATGTCGCTCATGGTCACTCCCTGGCGTTGTCGGGAAACCGCGCCATCAAGTCCTGCAAGGCCGCGCGGCCGATCGGTTCATGTCCCTCGCCACGCACCGCGCGGATCGCATAGGCCAGCTCGCGCGGCGTCATCGCCCAGAATTCGCGCGACGGCAGCCGCAGCACGCCGAGCCCGAAGCCGATGGCGTCCTTCCAGGGAAACGGCGTCATCGCGCCACTTCCGGCGCATCGAAGGTCGCAGCGATCAGGTCGGCGGCGATGCGGACATAGCCGGACGCGCCGCCCTCCACCTTCATCGCCATCACCTCATCGTCGCTGATATTGTTCCCCGCGCCGCGCAGCCCCGCGCCGATGATGCGCGCAAGATCGCGCGCCGAAAGGCGGCCGGAGCCGAAACGGCCCGCCAGCGCCATCAGATCGTCGGCGCCGAACGCGGCCTCAAGTTCGGCCAGCGCGCCGAGCGTGAGCACCAGCGTGCGCCGTGCGCCGCCGATCTCAGCCTCGATCTCGCCGCGATAGGGATTTGGCATCGTCATGTCCTCACAACGCCGCGAAGGTCAGCGCCCCGGCGGACTCCAGCCCGAGGTCGAACGTCACCTCACCATTGTGCTCGCCGGAAAATTCCAGACTGGTGATCTGGAACGGTCCGGCGATGGTGCCGAAATCCGGCACCACCACCTGGCACGAGGCCAGCGCGCCATCGAAGAAGATTTGCCGCACCAGCGTGTCGGAGGCGGCATCCTTGAACAGGCCACGGCCGGAGATCGAGGCGCGCCTGACACCCGCCCCTTCCAGCAATTCGCGCCAACGGTCGGCGGACTCCGCGTGGGTGATGTCGACGGTCTCGGCGTTGAACGCGATCTTGCGGCTCCGCATCCCCGCGACGGTGACGAAGCCGGTCCCGTCATCGATCTTCAGCAGAAGATCCTTGCCCTTTTGCGCGCCCATGGGGTCTCCTTTGAAATGCAGTTTATGATCGATCCTCATCCTTCGAGACGCATCGCGGTGCGATGCTCCTCAGGATGAGGGCCTTGTCAGTCACACCGGCTCGGTCACGGCACGAAAGCGCACCAGCGCGTGATAGGTTCGTCCGTCGCTTTCGCGGCGGATATCGGCGACCGAGAAGCGCAGATTGACCAGACGATGACCGTCCGGCGACAACGGCGCATCGTCGAGCGCCTGCAACAATGTGCCGGCAATCAGATGCGCCTCGCGATGTCCGCCTTTGCGTGACCAGGCATGCAGCGTGAGCTGATGTTCCTGCGTCATGCCGCCATCGGACGACACATCGGTCAGCCGCGCCTCGCCCAGCGTGACATAGGGAAACGCCACGCCTCGCGGCGGCTCGTCATAGATCCGCGCGCCGCCGAGCACGGCGGCAAGGCCGGCGTCACGCGCCAGCACATCGTAAATCGCGGCGCGCAGCGCCACGCCGGATGTGGTCATGTGGGAAAGCTCCAAAGAATTATCGTGACGAGAAGGTCAGCCCTCATGGTGAGGAGGCGCAATACGCCGCCTCAGTTCTTTGCACTGCCGTCACGCCCGCGCCTGTCGTAGGCATCCACGTCTTCACGAACGAAGCCCAGAAAGGCGCCGATGGCAGGGCGAAAGGGCGTTCACGCCCGTCTTCGACGGTCTATGCCCGGCCATGACGAGGATCTGGAATGTCTCGTTCAACCAATCCATAGCTCCGCTTCGATTTCGAGATATCTGCGATCCTCGCTGTCGCGGATGGTGACGATGCGATAGATGCGCGCGCCTTCGGCAAAGCGGTGCTGCAAGGTGATGCTGAAACTGTTGCGCAGCACGATGCGATAACGCTGGCTTGCGCCGTCGCTGTCGGCCTCGACCCCGCGCCGCGCGGCGAGCGGCCTCACCTGCGCCCACGCCGTGGCAAAAGTGCTCCAGTCCCGCACCACGCCGCCCTGATCGTCGGGCGTCTCGACCGGCTGCTGCAACACCAGCCGCGTTCTCAATTGTCCGGGATCGATCATAGCGACAGCACCCGCTGCGATGAAATCATGGCGTTGACGCTCGGCGGCAGCATCGCCACGCTGGCACCGATCGCGACCAGGCCGCGGTTCTCGTACCAGTGCGCGACCAGCATGCGGATCGCCTGCAGCAGCACCTGCGGCACCTTGTCAGCCGCGCCGAATCCGATTTCCACATCGAGCTCGATACCGGCCTGTGGGCGTCCCGGCAGAGGCAGCGACCACGCCGGCGCGGCGATCACACCGGCCGCACGGTCGAGCGTGAAGCGCCCGACATCGAGCGCCGTCGCCTCCCCCGCCTCGTTGTAAACCTGCGCGGAAAGCAGCGCACCGAGCGGGCCGAGCTTCGGCCTGACCCGCCCCTCCTCCGGCCAACGATCCAGAATGACGCGCCAGGTCTGGGTGATCAGGCCGAGGCGCGTCAGCGCTTCGACATGATGGCGCGCGGAGCTGATCAAGGCGGCGATGATCGCGTCGTCGTCATCGTGCTCGACGCGCAGGAAAGCCTTGGCGTCGCTCACCGAGAGTGGTTCCGACGCCGGGCCGGTCAAAAGCATGGCGGACATGAATTCGTTTCTCTTCCGGTTGACAAAATCCGTGCATCAAGGCTCACCTGCGGCATGACCCCGCAAATGCTTCGCCTCATTCCTCTTGTCGCTGTTGCCGCGACGCTCGCCGCGCCCGCGCAGGCGATCACCGGCAGCCGCTCGGCCCCCGGCGATGCCATCGCCCGCTCGCTGGTCACCGTGGTCGGCGCGGGCGGCCGCGTCTGCACCGGCACGCTGATCGCGCCGACCATCGTGCTCACGGCCGCGCATTGCATCGCGCCCGGCGCGGCCCATCGCGTGGTGGATTATTCAACCAAACCGCCGACGCTGATCACGCCGCGCCGCATCGCCACCCATCCGCAATACAGCGCACAGGCCATGGCATCACATCGCGCCACCGCCGATATCGCGCTGCTTCAATTGCCCGCGCCGATGGCCGGCAAATCCACCTCGCCGCTCGGCGCGCCGCGGATTCCGATCGTGCCCGGCGCGCGCTTCACCATCGCCGGCATCGGCGCCAGTTCGCCCGGCGGCAGCGATGTCGGCACGGTGCGCGCGGCAGGCCTCGTCGCCACCGGCAAGCCCGGCACGCTGCAGGTGCGCCTGGTCGATCCTCTCACCAACAACAAGAGCGCCGGCATGGGCGGCTGCACCGGAGATTCCGGCGCCCCTGTCTTCGAGGATCAGAACGGGCGCAGCATCATTGTCGGTGTGGTGAGCTGGTCCACCGGGCCGGACAATTCCGCCGGCTGCGGCGGCCTCACCGGGGTCACGCCCTTCACATTATATAGAGAGTGGATCGTCACCACCGCGCGCGGTTGGGGCGCGGCGTTTTAGGTCTCGCTCAGTTCGACGCCGGCGCCAGCGGACGCGAACGCCCGGCAAGATGCGTGGCCTTCTCGAACAGCCGCGTCAACATCGTACGCATGAAGCGTTGGCCGGGCCGGTCGACATATTTCCAGATCAGCCAGGACAACACGCCGATCCCGCAGACGATCAGCGCGAACAACGGCACCGCCGGCACGAAGGCGCGAAGGTGCAGGAATGCGACGTAGCCGATCATCTGATTGAGCAGATAGGCCGGATAGGTCAATCCGCCGAGCGCCATGACAAGACCGGACGGCAGCGGCAGGCGCCCGATCCGCACCGCAACGATCGCAAGAGCGAGGATGCAGATCGACAGCACCCCCACGGTGACGCCGTCGAACGATTGGCCGGTCATCACGCGCCAGCCCTCGACATTCTTCACCGCCTGCGCGACCGCGATCATCGCCGCCGCGCCGAACAGAAGCTGAATCCCCGCGCCGCGCCGGCCGCGGCAGATCTCGAACAGCAGCACGCCGCAGGAGAAGAATCCGCTCTGGTCGGTGAGCAATATCTTGCGCAGCACGTAGGATCCGATCCACGCCTCATTGAGCAGCGAGACCAGCAGCCAGCCCACCACCACCTTGACGATATGTTTCGGAAACAGCCCGGTCGCGATCAGCACGCCGATCCAGGCGTAGAAGATCATCTCGATGATCAGCGTCCAGTAGACCGAGTCGACATAAGGCTGATGCCACGCCGGCGCCGCCACCGTCAGGTTGGCGAGCCATTGCCGGGGCGTCACCTCGAAATAGGCCGAGCCGAATACCAGCGTCACCAGGAACGACAGCGTCATGCAGAACAGGAACGCCGGATAGAGCCGCGAGATGCGCGCGATGGCGAATTGCGACACCGAGCGCCCCATCGCCGAATAGGCGATCACGAACCCGCTGATGACGAAAAAGAGCTGCACGCCGAGATAGCCGTAGCGGGCAAAGCCATCGAACTGCGGCACCGCGACGTAGGTCTGCGCCGGACCGGTCGGTCCGTGGAAACCGAAATGAAACAGCACGACCACCGCCACCGCGAACAGGCGCAGCAGATCGAGGGTCTCAACCCGCCCCGCCTCGAACGTGTGCGACGGTAACTCCGATGAACCGGCCCGCATGAAAACCTCGCGCCCTGCCGGACGCATAACGCCCGCGGCTTTGTTGCAACGGGATCTCCGGAGCACGTAGCGTGCCAGTAATTTTGCACCAAAACCTTACAGTTAATGCGTACCGAGGCCGGTCGCCCCGGAGCGGGGTTGCGCGCCGCACGCACCCCTGCTCCATTTTGGGACAGATATTTGGAATAAGTTTCGATCTCTGCCCAGCGGCAAATCTGGTCCGGCTTACCAGTATCTCCCGATCAGGTCGGCTTGAAAATCCCGTTATCCAAATTGAACAACGACATGCCGGCATCATCGGCTTGCGGAATCCACCTCGACGCAGCAATGATCGCCAGTTGAGCCCGAGCCTCGATCGGCGCGACTGCGAGCGTCAGTTTAGACGCCTGCAAACGCACCTGCATATTTGGAAAATCATAAAGCTGCATGAGCGCACGACGCTGGTCGCCAGGACGCTTCTTCAATTCATCGTGGAATTTCTTCATGTCCTCGAAGAGCTTGTTGAACTTGGCCATACGCCCTTCCAGCAGCACCATGTCCTGTTCACGCGTGATCACAGCGAACCGCTGCACGAGATCGGCCAAGTTCATGATTGATAGATTTTGCTGCTTCATTGATTGAACATCATCAGCGACGTTTACATTCAGGTTGGCTTGAAGATTCCGCCATCTAGATTCGATATCGACATGCCAGCTTCGCCGGCCTGCGGAAACCATTTCGATTCAGCGATGATCTCAAGTTGTCGGCGCGCTTCGATTGGAGCAACAGCGAGCGTATGCTTTGCGGCCTTCAGGCGAACCTGCATATTCGGAAATTCATAGAGTCGCATGAGTGCACGGCGTTGATCGCCGGGACGACTCTTTAATTCCTGCGACACCTCCGCCATCTGCTGAAAAAGCCGTTTGAATTTCGCCTTCTCTCCTCCGAGAAGCGCCTGATCCTGCGCTTGGCCGATTTCGGCAAAACGCACCACAAGATCTTCGGTCGCAATATCTGACAATTCGATCTTTCTCATGGCTTCAGAGCCTCAAACTTTATCAATGCTTGCAAGCCAATTCGTCTACGCTCTTCCCAACTTTTATCACGCAAATATTCTCGAGGAGACAAGCCACCCAAATCCTCATTAGGCGCCCCATACCATCCCGTAATCTGATAATGCTTCAATCTTGGAATACTAACGATATTGGACGGATCATCAATCTCGCTACGCGAGAACCCGAACCTCTCCGCCCAGGTCTGCTCGACGATGTGATGGCCATCGTAGCCAGGCCTCTTGAGACCTACGCCCGCCCGAAGTTCTTCCAAGGTCCTCGGCTCGTCCCGCCCCGCTTGAATAAGATCGTGATAGTCATTCAACCAGGCAACATTATTCATGAACCCCGTGTAGACGTCCGCCGCGAGGCCCGCGTTCCTGCCTAGCCAGCTTGCGGCAGCACGTAGGTAGTTTGTGCGCTCGCGGCTAGTTTGTGGCCGCTCTGTTGGAATTTCCGGTGGCTCACCCGAAGGCAGTTCAGGTCCATCACTCGTCGGAACATCTCCCGCGAGCTGCGTATAATCACTATTGTCCGTCACGTTTGGAGCAATCTGAAACAACGCAAAGAGATCAGCGAAATCCGGCAAGTCGCTAAGATCAATCGCTCCTAAGGGCGAGGCAGCATTTCCACCCGCACCACCGCTGCCGTCGGTCCAACGTCCGCTCTCACGCCCGCTGCCGGCGGGCACGCGCGGCTGGTCCGGATTGTATTTCTGGTCCAAGGACAGAAAGACTGCAAAAACATCGGAGTCGGGTTTGAGATAGCGCGCGGCATCCGGTTTGAGCCACCGCGTCGCATCCGGCCGCAGCCATCGCGCATGCTGATGACACAAATATGCAGTCTCGCGCACAGCCATGTGGCGAAGCTCCGGTAATCAAAAGTGTTGATTGGAAAATTGCGCGACCTGCGCAGGCATTCTGTGTAGTGACGAACAGAAGGCGTGGATGGCCGGATCAAGTCCGGCCATCCACTCTGTCTACAGGTTGCGCCGGCCTCTCCTGCGCCGCCATGAGCTGACGGGCAGAAGGCGCAACCGCGCAAGCCCCGCTCAGCTCGCCGCGAACTTGACCAGCTTGATGGCGTCGAAGTCCTGCACGCCGCCGCCGACGCGCTTGGTAGTGTAGAACAGCACGTAGGGCTTAGCGGAATACGGATCCCGCAGCACCCGCACGCCGAGCCGATCGACGATCAGATAGCCGCGCCTGAAGTCGCCGAACGCAATCGACAGCGAGTTGGCGCCGACATCCGGCATGTCCTCGGCCTCGACCAGCGGGAAGGTCATCAGCGAGGCGCGGCCGCCCGCCTGCGCCGGCGGCTGCCACAGATAGCCGCCGCCGGTGTCCTTGAATTTGCGGATCGTGCCTTGCGTCTTGCGGTTCATGACGAAGGTGCCGTTCTGCCGGTAGCCCGCCTTCAGCGCATAGATCAAGTCAACCAGCACGTCGGACGGATCGTCCTCGGGAAACGCGCCCGCGCTGCCGCTCGCAATATAGCCGAGCTTGCCCCAGACCCAGGAGCCGTTCGCCACCGTGTCGTAGCTGAGGAAGCCCTTGGGCTTGTTGCTGCCGTCACCGCTCACGAAAGCCGCGCCCTCCTGCACCGCGAAGGTGAGTTCGACCTCGGAGGCGATCCACTCGTCGATGTTCACCGCGCTGTCGTCGAGCAGCGTCGCGGTGGCCGCCGGCATGGCGTAAAGCTCCATCGCCGGGAAGCTCAAGGCATCGAGCGTCGGCGAGGTGGTCTGGCTGCGCGCATCGGTCTCGCCGACCCAGCCGGTGGCGGGGCCCGCGGTCATGAACGGCTTCTTGTAGACGCCGCCGGAAATCTCGCGCACGCCGGCGATGGCGCGGATCGGCGAGATCGCGGCCAGACGCCGGCCGATCTCCTGCTCGAGCTCGCCCGGCACCAGATAGCCGCCGTCCGGATTGGAGCCGGCCGACATCGCCTTGGTCTCGATCGCCTTCAGGCCGGACGCCTCGCCGACGCGCACATAAGCGTCGAACGCGCTCTTGTGCTCGCGCGCGGCGCCGTCGATGGCGCGCGACGGTGCGCCGCCGAGCGAGGGCCGCGCCGATTTCAGCGCCAGCTCGTCGATCCGCTTCATCTGCGTATCGAGCGCGGCGTTGATGCGATCGACCTTCTCCTCCAGCAGCACGTCGGCGCGGCGGCCGAGCGAATCCAGGCGCTCGTCGTTGGAGGATTTGAACTCCTCGAACGAGCGCATCAGTTCGTCATGGGCGTCGCGCCCGGTGGCGGAAATGCCGGCCTTCTGTTCCGGCGCATGGTCTTGAATCTCGATATCGGTGAAGCTCATCAAAATCTCCTGGTTGAAGAGGGAAACAGACAAACGAAAACGCCGCCCGAAGGGGCGGCGAAGACGGAATGCAGATGCTGGGATCGTCGTGCATAGAACGGCGTCAGCCGGACAAACTATTTCGCTGCGCAACAGCCCATGCTGTCTCATTCCTCCCTGGTGATCACCAGCCCCGGCACATCGGCCAGCATCTTTTTGAGAGAGGCCATCAACGCATCGATTTCGGCTAGCGACGGCGGCGACTTTTCACGCTGTTGATAGAAACCGAGCGAAAATCCGACCTTCGGCGCGACGATGTTCGAGTTTTTCGTACCTAAAAACTGGATATTGTCACGCGCGAGATATAAGAAAATTTCATCGGGATCAGGTGTTAGCTGCCTGATGTTCAAATCGAAACGGTGCTGGTCGGCAAAATGCCTGACCTGTTGCACAAAATGATCTCGCTCACTGCGATCCATTTGAACATAGAGCAAACGGATCGGCGATGACCCTTCCGAGTGATCAACCATGGGTCTTCGCTCCCAAGACCACATGGCGATCGCCAAGGCAACAGCCGGCAACCACAGCAGAACGAGAAGCCCGCGTCGAGTCCACGAAACTTTTCCGCCCATGATGCCGTTCGATGTTGGCGCGCATCTGCCGATCCAAGCCATCGAAAATGCCCGGACCGAAGACCTGATTGATCCCATTCATTCCAGGCTCGACATTATTGCCGATACCACGCGTTGTCACCTGCCACGCACCGTCAATCGTTTGCGTGGCACGACGCTCGACCATTCCATCGTAAAACATATGTCCCGGTAACGTACGGTTTATGACAGTCAATCCATTATCTAATACTTCTGTCCGGATGCTGCCGACATAGACATCCGTATCGGGAATATAGACTCTATATCTTTCATCATGCTCGACAGGCATCGATGCACTCCTGCCCGGCACTGAAAACCTTGCAAGATGATCCGCAATTTCATCGGCCGAGCAGCGCAAACTCGCCGGACACACCATGTTCTCACCCTGATAGTCGTGCCAGCCCGGCCGGTCAGGGCTGAACTCCTCGCTTTGCGACGCACCGGAGGGCGCGTCGGAACTCCCGCCGCCATCCGTCCACCTGCCGCGTTCGTCGCGCGGCTGATCGGGACTGTATTTCAGTTCATCCGGATGCGGCAGCCTCAGCCACCGTGCGGCGTCCGGGCGAATCCAGCGGCCAGCATCCGGCCGCGTGAAGCGCGAGCGCTGACGCGCGTCGAAAACATCACCGCTGAGGATCATCGGCGCGCCTCCATGACCTGATTGATAGCTTGATGGCGGCGCGAGGGTCGCGGTACGCCTTTCACCGCCCGCACCCGCGCGCCGGCGAGCAACGGGAAGGTGACGATCGAGACTTCCCACAGGTCCACCTGATAAAGCCTGCGCACCCGCGTCTTCGGATCGATCCGGCCGCGCACGGTGCGATAGCCGATCGACAGGCCGTCGATCGCGCCCTGCTCCACCAGCGCGAACAGTTCGCGGCCGCGCGCGACCTCGGGGATCAAACGTCCCCGCGCCCACAGCCCGCGAAAATCCTCGTGCAGATCGAGCCAGATGCCGACCGGCTCGGCGGGATCGTGCTGAAACAGCATCGGGATGCGGCGCAGGCCGCGGCTCTGCAGCGTCTGCGTGAACGCACCGGGCATCACCATGTCGCGCGCCTGGTCGATCTCGCCGAACAGGCTGGCATAACCTTCGACGGTGCCGTCGCCGGCCAGCGTGAGACGGGAGGTCGACGGAATCGGCGCGTGCATGGGCGTTCCTCGCGAATGGCGCGTGGCTGAAAGAGCGAATGTTTTGGAAAGGCTGCTTTTGGAAAACAGTGTCGTCCCGGCGCATACCGGGACCCATCATCACCAAACACAGTTACGCAACATGCGGTGCGAACACCGCAGCCGACGAAAATCCAGGGAGTCTGGGTCCCGGCATGCGCCGGGACGACCTCGTGGATCAGGTCGTCTTCCCGCGCCTTGCCGGCTTGCGCCGCGCCGGCTTGGCCCGCGTGGGTTTGGCGGCAGGGGTGCGCGCGGCTTTCTCCAGATGCGCGAGGAATTCGCGGAACACGGTGAGATGCTGCGGTTTCGATTTACTCTCGCCGCTGATCGCGCGCAGCACGGTGTGCAATGTATCCATGGTGGTCCTCATTCGGAGCGGCGCGCGCCGTTGCGGCGGGCGCGGCGGTTGAACTGCGCAAGCTCGCGCACGAAATCGTCGAAACGCCGCGTCGTGGCGGCGTATTCGCGCAGCGTCAGCAGGAATGCGCCGCTCGCCGCGCTCGCCCACAGGAACAGCGCCAGATGCGCAAGGTCGCCCCGCGCCGCGAAGGTGTTGATGAGGTCGGTCATTAGTGCATTCCGGATTTGGTGTCGGCCTCATCCTGAAGAGCGATCCGCAGGATCGCGTCTCGAAGGATAAGGCCCGAATATCTCAGCCTCATAAGCGCGTTCACGCGCGTCTTCACCGCGCTATGGTTCGAGACGGCGCTGACGCACCTCCTCACCATGAGGAACCCCTCACCCGGATCGCTTCGTTCGCCATCTCTCCCCTTGCGGGAGAGAGAAAAGAGGATCACCCCAGCCGATCACCACCGGCCACCGGTGCGTAACCTGTCGCCTCGCGCTTCTCGTTCAGCGTCAGGAACGGCGCCGATGCGATACGCTCCCACAGTGCGGCGCGGTCGGCGGCGAGCCCATCAATCTTGTCGGTGTCGATGACAAGGCGCAGTTCCTCGCCGAATTGCGGCGCGAGCCATTGCGCCAGCGCCCCGCCGACGCGCGCGGCCAGCGGCAGAATGGTCTGCCGCCACAGCGCGCGATTGGCCTCCTGAAAATTGGCGTAGGTGTTATCGCCCGGAATGCCGAGCAGCATCGGCGGCACGCCGAAGGCGAGCGCGATCTCGCGGGCGGCGGCGTGCTTGGCTTCGAGAAAATCCATGTCCTTCGGCGTCAGCGACATCGCCTTCCAGTCGAGCCCGCCTTCGAGCAGCAGGGGCCGTCCCGCATTGGCCGCGCCCTGATAGGTGTCGGTGAGTTCGCGCTTGAGCCGATCGAACTGCTGGTCGGACAGCACCGCGCCGTCCGGCCCGGAATAGACCAGCGCGCCGGAGGGCCGCGCCGCGTTGTCGAGCAGCGCCTTGTTCCACTTCGCCGCGGCGTTGTGAGTATCGACCGCGACCGCCGCCGCTTCGATCGGCGCGCAGCCATAATGATCGTCGAGCGGGTGAAAGAAGGTGAGATGCAGAATCGGCGGCACCCGCGACTGGCTCTGCTCGAAACGCACGCTGCGTCCCGCCACCGCATAATCATAGGCGTCGGGCCAGCCGTCGCTGCCCGGCACCACCTTCATGCGGTCGGGCCGCAGCGCGTAAAGCTCGCGCACCTCGTCGTCGAGCGCGACGCCCTCGACATAGGCGTTGCCGGCGAGCAGCATCTGCGCATACAGCGTCTCGAAGAAACTGGCGCCGTCCTGGCGCGGATTGGGCCGCGCGAGAAGCTGCAGCAGCGGATGCCGGTCGCGCTCCAGCGCGCCTTCATAAAGCAGAAAACTGCACGAGGCCGCGTTCTCCGCGATCAGCCGCACCGCGCGGTGCACGATGGCGTTGGCAAGATATCCCTCGCGCGCCAGCGCCGCATAGTCGCGCGGCGTCCAGCGCGCCCGCCCGCCGCTTTCGAACGCCAGTACCTTCGCCGTGCGCGAGGCTTTTGCTTCGGGGGCGGTGAAGAGGTTCTTGAGATTGAGCATGATCTTCCTTTCCGGCGGCACTCCGCAGCGCGACCCTCATCCTGAGGAGCATCGTGCAGCGATGCGTCTCGAAGGATGAGGCCAAGATGCGCGAGAGCCTCATGGTTCGAGACGGCGCTGACGCGCCTCCTCACCATGAGGACGCCTCACAACTCCCGCACCCTTGGCGAGCGCGGCGCGTTGAAACTCAGCGAGGCCACCGCCCACACCAGCGCGTCGAGCCGATCCGGCGAGCGCCCGCTCGACAGGCCTGTCGGTCCGAAGTCGCACATCTCGTCTTCCAGCGCCGGAAACACACCGGCATGCCTGACGCGGCCCTGCTCGTAGAGCGTCGCCACGGGTTCGGCGCGCAGCCACTTGCCGCGCGAGGCCCGCACCGCGATCACCGGCACGCTGGCATCGACCTGCGCGATCACCGCGCGCGCCATCTCGCCGCCCTGATTGACCTCGACCACCAGCGCGTCGGCTTCGAGCCGTCGCCACAGCGCGATCGCCTGCGCGGCCCACACCGCAGGCGTCGCGTTGGACACCGTCTCATCCGCCAGCACGACAATCGTCCCCTCGCCGCCGATCCCCGCCGCGACGATGCCGCAGCGGTCGGCACGCTTGCCGGATGAGACCGGCGGATCGACCGCGACCACGATGCGCGCCAGCGACGGCGCGATCTCGATGCGGCATTGTTCAAGCTGCCTGCGCGACCACAGCGCGTCGGGCCGCTCCTCGATCAGTTCGCCGTCGAGCTCCTGCCGCCCGAGCCGCGTGCCGTCATAGCGCGCCATCACGCTTTGCAGAAAACTCGGCGCAAGGTTGAAGGCGTTGACCCGTGTCGCCGCCCGCGTCACCACGCAGCTTGCGTCATTGAGCAGACGCTTGATCAGCGCGGTCGGCCGCGGCGTGGTGGTGATCAGTTGCCGCGGCTGCGCGCCAAGCCGCAAGCCGAATTGCAGCATGTCGAAGGTCTCGTCGGCATAACGCCATTTCGCCAGCTCGTCCGACCAGGCACAGCCGAATTGCGGGCCGCGCAGACTTTCCGGATCTTCGGCGGAGAATGCATAGGCCACCGCGCCATTACTCCACTCCAGCCGCTTGCGCGAGGAAATCCATGACGGCCGCTCGTCCCGCCGATGCACGGCAAGCAGGCCGGAGACGCCCTCGATCATCACTTCGCGCACGTCGTGCTCGGTCTCGCCGACCAGCGCGATACGGCCGACCGCCTCCCGCGCCAGCGGCGCAAGGCCGAGCGCCTGCGCCTTGATCCATTCCGCGCCGGCGCGCGTCTTGCCCGCGCCGCGCCCGCCGATCATCAGCCAGCTCAGCCACGGCTCGCCCTTGGCGTCGTGTTCCGGCGGCCATTGATGCGCGTGCGCGAACAGCCGCCAGTCGGTCGCGATCAGATCGAGATCGCGTTCACTCAGTTGCGCCAGAACGGTCAGCCGTTGTGTCGGCGACAATGCGCTCCAGGCGGCTCGCGAGCTCGCGTCGAAGCTCGTTGATGTCTCGCGGCACGGCGTCGTCGTCACGTTGCGCTTTCTCCTCGCCCGCCCGCAACTGCATCACCTCGCGCAGCGTGCGCGCCAGCGAGGCGAGCATCCGCGCCCGCCGCTCGGCCTGGCCGTGCTGACGCAGCGGCGCCGGCCGGCCGCTGACCATGCTTTCGATCTGGTTGAGTTCGTCCTCGATCGCGCCGGAAACACGTTCGAGCAACACCGCGACCGGCGCGCGGGCCGCGTCGTCGCCAAGAATTTTGTTCTCGACGGCGCGGGCGCCTTCCATCTGCGGCGTGCGCGCGTTGGCGCGCCGGCGGATGGCAGGTTTCTTCTCCGCCGTTGTCACTATCGCTTTCGGCTTCGCAGCTTTGGCTGTTGTCGCGGCAGGCTTCGCCGCCGCCCTCGTCGTCGCCTTCCTTGTCGCCGCCGTCTTCGCCGTCTTGCGCGCGCGCACGGCTTTGCCTCCCGCCGGCGCGCGTGCCGGTCTGGCGGGAGTCTTCGAAGCCATGTGTCGGGAATCCTCAAGAAGCCGCGAATTTCAGCGGCGTCGCAGCCGCCGTCAGGTGCGGAAGAACAGGAACCAGATGATCGCCAGCGTGAAAGCCGCGGCGATGGTGCTGATGGTCAGCAGCGCCAGCACCGACGGCCCCGGTTCGGCGGAGCGCGCCTCGGTCGGCGTTTCAACGATGCGGTCGTTCTGTTTGGTCGGCAT